ACAAAGGAGTGAACAATGCGACGTAGAAATATACCAGATGTTCGGCGCTGCTGTAGCGGCTCTTAACTCGGGCGGGTTGCGCCCGCTAATGTCGTTTGGAGATAAATATGGGAAAAGCACTTTTACGAGAATATTATGCACTTTGTGATGGTGGTGTCTGTCAAGACCTGCTGACCGAAGAAGAAAAGAAACTTATGGCCGCAGGTAAGAAATATTACATGACCGGCTGTATGCAGAAGTTTGATACGCCTAATGGTAACGGACGAGTGTATTCAAAAAGAATACTCCAACGAGAAGTCGATAATTATTGGAAACTTGTTAAGGAGCGCCGCGCCCTTGGGGAGTTAGATCACCCGGATGATTCAGTCATTAATTTAAAGAATGCGTCTCACCTTGTCACAGATATGTGGTGGGATGGTGAGGCATTAATGGGCAAAGTGGAAGTGCTTAATACACCATCGGGTGATATCCTTAAAAATTTAGCACAGTCCGGTGTTACACTTGGCATATCGTCAAGAGGACTAGGGTCGGTAAGAGAAGAACGAGGAACAACAATGGTGGAAGATGACTTTCAACTTATCTGTTTTGATTTCGTATCTGAACCATCAACTCCCGGCGCCTTTATGCATTCTGACAAAAAAATGAGAGAACACAAGGAACCAAACATTTTTACAAAATCTGATAAACTTTATAGAATGTTAAACGATATCTTAGTAGATTCGAAATAGGAAACAAAAAAATATGTCCACTAAATTAACTAAAAGTCAGATTAATGCGATAGTGCTAGAAGAGGTTCAAAAAGCCATCGCCGAAGGTCGAGTCGATGAGGGTGTTTGGGATTCGTTAAAGGCCGCAGCAGCAAAACTTGGTAGTTTAGAAAAAGGCGGCAAAGTTTTTGGCCGAGGCGAGAGAGACACAGCCGCCAAAGCACAGACAGAAAAATCTCTAGATAACATAGAACAAAAAGCAGGAGAAGCTTCAAAGGCTTTAATTAGTAAGCTTCGAGGAGAATTTGTCAAACAAGGCTTCCCAAACCAGAAGAATCAGTTTGAGTTTGCTGATGGTGTATATGAGATGGAAGCCTTCTACGATTCAATCTTAGAAGCAAACAAAGATGGTAAGATGCCTGCTGTTGTCGCCAACGAAGTTATTAAAGACTTGCGTATAATCGTGAAAAGATTTTTAGACTACGATTTGGCAGATATTTATAAACACTTTAAAGAAAGTAAAGATCTGTCGGAACAAGACCAAGAGCCTCTCGGTCAAGAAGAGGGCCCTATAGGTTCTGACAAGGACTCCACAACCATTAGCGGTCTGAAGAGTAATCTTATGCCAATGATTTTAGCTGCTCTTGGTGGCACCTCGTTGTTGGCAGATGTTTTCGTAAAATCTGATATGTTCAAGAACCTTGCTACCAAAGCAGTAACATCAAAGACTCCCGTGAAGTCACTAAAAAGCACGATCATGAAACTAGGCCCGAACGATGGCGAGGGTATGACTCAAATGGTAGCCCGCTTGTCGGGGGATCCACTTAATCCAAGTTCTACAATGGGTGATTTTTTCAAAGCCGCAAAGAAGATTGGCATCTCGCCAGCCAATCTAGAGAGCATAGGAACTTCTCTTGGGGCAGACCCCGGTGCGTATGCCAGCGCCGCAAAGAAAGCAGGGTCAGCTACACTTCAGCAGGTTTTTGGCCAAGATCCAACATTCTTTCTTGATAAAGGAACTTCTGCTACCACAAGTGTTATTAAGACTGTTACTAAAACAGTGGCCAAAACAGCAGTCAAATCGACGGTTATAGGCAAGATCGGGGCCACAGTTGGGCCCTTCTTGGCTCCATTGGGCATTGGATTGTTAGCATCCGCTGCGGGTGTTAAAGCCTTGCGTGTTAAAGGTCAGAAGTCTTCAAGAGCGCAGATGCTCAACGACCTCTTGCAAAAGCTCAACCTTGTTAAGGACGAGACAACACCAGATCAAAAATTATTAACACAACAAGATCAACTACCAGCAGTGATTGATACAACAACAGATTTAGTGGCAGTATCGGATCCAGAGGTTCCAGAGGAAGAAAAACAAGAAATTGTGCAGGGTCTAGATTTACAGAAAGTTGAAACAGCTTTGGCCCTAGCTGGCGTTTCTGATGAAAAGATACAGCAAATATTAAACAATATTAGAAATCGAGACACACAGTCTGCGGCTGACTCTGTTAGTGACGTTAAGGTAGATCTAGAAAATTCAGCGTCCGAGGTGCTAGCTAAGGAAGCAGAGAATCTTAAATTACCAACAAGCAATCAGTTCTCAACTCTTAACACAGAATTTAAAGAACTAGGACTACCAAGAAGTTTAAGCGCGTTCTTATCCAGAACCTTTGGTTATGAAACACTAACTAGAACACCAGAAGAGGCAGGTAGAGCTATATCGGAACAAGAAGCAGAACCAGCTACAGATAAAGCTCTAGCTACTAGAGGAAGAGCATTAGCTAAACAAATTGGTAAGTTAGAGGACGAGTCACTGAAGAGGCTTGCGGTAAGATTCGTGGTTAGATCAGCTTATGATTTTGATCGCCAAGGAGCCGACCAAGAAGACGAAAAAATAAATCTAGTTAAGAATGTTAAAACCATCTTAGGCTCCATGAATAAAGACGCAAAGATAGCGTCAGTCATCAATGCTGTGTTAACTGGAAACCCCGATAAGCTGACCGCAGATCAGATTGGTGCCCTTCGTAAAGCTGTTGCACAACGCTCTGAGGAAGCAGTCTTGTCGGAGACTCGTCGAAACGCAAGCGAAGAAAGATTTAGTAGGCTTACTAGAAAGCTAACCAAAAAGAGGATTCTATGAAAAGGTCAGAATTAAAAAAACTAATAAAGCCAATTGTTAAGGAATGTGTTCAAGAGACCATACTTAATGATGGCTTGTTATCTAACATTGTGTCGGAGGTGGCACAAGGAATGGGTAACCAGTTTTTAGTTGAGAATAAAGAAACAATTGTTCCATCAATGTCTAACGAAAATAGCGTTCGCATGGAAGCAATGGGTGCAGAAAAGAAAGCACAAATTTTAGAAACCAAGCAAAAATTATTGGATGCTATCGGCAAAGAGGCTTACGGTGGTGTTGATATTTTTGAAGACACAAAACCCCTGAAAGAATCAAGGTCGTCCATGGGTCCAGCAGACCCATTAAGATCAGATGGTAGGTCGTCTGATGACCCCGGTGTAGATATTTCAGGAATTATGGCTTTGGGTGGAAAAAATTGGAAAGCTTTGATGAGCTGATTACTACTTATAGTATTGAGAGGAGTTTATAATGGCTGAAAAGTATGCAAAGCGTTATCATGTGGGTTTAGGAAATGTTGGTTCTTATCAAGTTTCAGCAAAGCCCTTTATCACGTCATCTATACAGGTGCCTGTTTCGGGAGCTTCAAGTTTTGAATCAATTAATTTTCCATATGTAACTAAGTTTGTTACAATTAAAAACGATGGTCCAAACTCCCATGGAGCAACTTTAAGAGTTGCTTTTTCAGCAGATGGACTTAAGGACGAGAATAACAATTACTTTATCTTAAGTGGATCAGAATCTTTCTCGGCTGATCTTAAGGTAACCAAAGTGTTCCTAATGGGTCACGAAAAATTAAATGCTGACATGTCCACCACCGCCTCGGTTATCGCTGGTCTTACAAGTATCGAAGCTGACCTGCTAAGTGGTAGCTGGGCTGGATCATCTGGGGTCTAGTCGCCATAACGCTTAAGGGTAGGCTAGACAATGGGCACTAAATCAACACTTAACGCTAAGAATCTCAGAGATCAACTCAAAAGAATTTTAGATTATGTCAGAAAGAATCTAAGATTTATCGAGACAGATCTCAGCATCTCTGGCGATACAGAAATACACAGCACGCTTAATGTTAAGCCGGGTGGTGATTCTGTATTTGCTGTTGGGGAATCGCAAGTTGTTATTAATGAACCGGGTAATGACGTAGACTTTCGTGTTGAGTCTGACGCTGCAACCCATATGCTGTTTGTGGATGGTGGCAATAATAGGGTTAGTATTGGTTCGTCGGTCGATGCTCCCGCCGCAGTGTTCGAGGTCCAAAGCCCAGCAACAGCAGGTGTTCCTGCTGTTATTATTGATAATGACGACACAGATCAAATAGCACTTCAAATTACTGCCGCCAACATTGATGCATCAGCACTTGTTATAGATGGTGATGCTCTTACGACAGCCCACGCTATAAATATCTCAGCCGACGCCCTCACAACAGGCGGCATCCTAAACCTTGTTTCTGATTCGTCGGACACTACTGCTAGATCGCTTGTCAACATTATCAATGACAATAGTTCGGCAACCAACGTAACCTGCCTTACAGTTCGCAACGATGGCACCATGGCCACAACCGCGCCCACAGTTCTTATACACGACGCTGGTGATATGGCAGGCGACTCACACGCCACGCTTGAATTAAGGTATGAGGGCAATTCCGCTGGTAGACAGGCGTCCCTAGAATTCAACCAAGCAACAGGTAATTCTACTGACGATGACGATCTTGGTCAAATACTTGTGACTGGTCTTGATAGTGATGACAACAAAGAAAATTATTGCTTGATTAATTTTATGTCTTCTGATAGGACTAGTGGTGATGAAGGTGGTAAGATTCAGTTTAAGGTAATCGCAGACGGAACCGCAGGCACCGCAGGACTGAAAGAACTCTTCACCATCGGCGGCGAAGACGTTGCAAACACCGTAGTTCCTGCCGTCGTTGTCAACGAAGCTGGCATCAACTGCGACTTCCGTGTTGAATCAGACAACAACACACATATGCTTTATGTTGATGCCAGCGATGACACCGTAACGGTCGGAGCAGACGAACCGAAGCACAAAGATGGTTTCGCTGTTATAAACGACTTTAATGGAACAACTTTTGAAAACACTTTAGCAGACGGGCAATTCGGAAGCGCCGAGATATTAAGATACTCCCCCGGCGCGGATGATACTCTTGCAGCAGGCCAATTATTTTTCTTACATACAGACGGCACTTGGGATAGCACGGATGCTGATGCAGTTGCTACCGGAGCGACACAAATGCTTGGCATCGGCCTAGGCGGTTCCGCAAGAACTGTCGGGTGTGTAACCAGAGGCTATATACGAATCCCTTCTACAGAAATTTTAAACCTTCCCGGCTCTGGTGCCTGCGACGGCCTGCCTCTTTATGTTTCAACAACAGCAGGCCACCTAGACTTTACAGCCCCATCTGGAAACAATGACTTTGTTAGAGTTGTTGGCTATGCAATTGACGACGACAGTTCAGACGTTCTTGTTTACTTCAACCCAGATGCAACACATGTGGAGATTACAGCGTAATGTTAAAAACTAAGATTGAAGATCAAAATTTAATTTTTACTGATGACGCGATCATAGTGGAAAATACTATAGACAACCTTCACCGTGGTATCGAATTAATGATGAACTGGGAAAGCGGCCTGATGAAGAGGCACGCCGAGTTAGTATGTGAGAATGGAGGAGATATACTAGAAATAGGATTTGGTATGGGTATTTCAGCTAACTTTATTCAAGAACTAAATCCTGATTCACATACAATCGTAGAAAGTCATCCACAAATTATAGAAAAGTTAAAAGAGTGGGCCGCTGACAAACCAAATGTTATTGTGGTTGAAGGTAGGTGGCTTGATGTGCTAGACCAGCTTGGCGTATATGATGGCGTTTTCTACGATACATTTGGTGACGACGATTATTTAAAGTTTGGTCCAGAGTCAGTTAAATTTACAAAGCCCGGTAGTATCGTCACAGCGTGGAATGCTGTAAGCCAACCAAATCAAAATTTATATGGGTTCACTGGTAACGTGACATACGAAGAGATAGATGTAACTCCACCAGACAATGGATATTTTTTTGGTAACAAATATTATTTATTTAAGGTTGTAGTGTAATGCCAACAACAAACATAACTGCTGCTGCGACTGGTGGTTTTGTAAGAGCAAACGTAACCTCTACTGGTAATGACGCCACTGACTTCGCTACTGTAAGAAACAAGAACACGGCAGATATTATCGATCTCACCGATACCGGTGACGCCATCGGCGGAATTAAAACGTCCGGCCGAGGCGCTACTACGTTCTCCGTATTGCGCTTGTTTCACGCCTTTGACACTAGTGGTATTACAAGTGGCGTAACTAGTGTTACGCTTCAGATTGAAAGGGTATCAGCAGCATCTGATTGCGATCTAATAGTGGTCAAAGCTAGCAAACCAGATACTAGCACGGACTTGGTTCTTGCAGATTTCGATGCTATTCCCGGTTTTACAGATGATGCATCTATGAGTGGAAATGTTACGGAATACTCATCTGAAATAGTGGAGGGCACTATCGGAACTACCAGAACGGATGTGACGCTTAATTCAACAGCTATAAGTGACGTGCAATCTCTCGATACTTTTGCTATTGCTATAATTGAGCACACTCATGACTATTCCAACGTAACACCAACGGACACATCAGGTTTTATATTTCTTGAGGGTGTTACAGGAGTGTCGGCATCCGAGCAGCCTAGACTTGTTGTTGTAACATCAGACGGCTACACACACAATGTTATGGGTGTAGCTGCTGCAAACATTGCAAAGGTTGATGGAGTCGCCACAGCCAACATTGCTAAAATCAATGGTGTTGATTAAATTTATTCCATACTATTTATTAATACAACATTCACAACTGGAGTTATTGTGAGTAACAGAAACTATAGAAATAACCGAGGCCATCAGGATAAACGAAAAGCCTACGAGCCACCTAGCGGCCCTGCAAATGTCGTAACAAGACCGAAAAGAGACGAGCACCCAGACCGCATGATAAAAAGATTCATGAAAAAAGTGAAGAAAGAAAAGGTGATTGAGATCTACAGAAGCAAAACGGATTACTACGAGAAGCCTTCTGTTGTTAGAAACCGAGAGAAAAAGAGAAGAAAAAACGTTTTACGCAAATTAAGAGAATCTTCTAGTAACAACTAGGGATTTTAGGTTTTTTCATTACTACTTATTTGTGAATAAATTTTTTTATTTGGAGTTTTATAAATGTCAACAATGCTAGAGCAAGCCATAATTGACGCCAATGCTTTGAGAGAGGCAGCGTTGCAAACCGCAGAGAATGCTGTCATGGAAAAGTATTCCGCCGAAGTTAGAGAAGCCGTAGAAAAGCTCTTAGAGCAGGAAGACGAAGATATCGTGACAGAGGTTGAACACGAAAGTGCCTTGGGTGCCGTTCCGCCCGCTGCTGCCGAAGATATAGAATTGTGCCCCTGTCCTGACGATGAAGAAAAGGTTGAGATGGAATTCACACTGGACGATCTTAAGAAGCTCGCCGGCGAGATGGAAGAGGGTGAGCCCGAAGATGTTGAAGGTCTTGCTGTTGATATGGGCGCTGAGGAAGAAGAGGAAGACTTGCCTCTTCAAGAAAGTCTTGATCTTGATGAAGATATTGAGCTAGACGAAGAAGTTTTAGATTTAGAAGAAGAGGTTATAGAAGAAGTGGTCGAGGAAGAAGAACTTGACGAATCTATTATCTCCGAACTTGTTGAAGAATTGATCGTGGATCTATCAGGCGACGACCTTACTGGTTGGGCCGGCAGACCCGGATCTGATATTGCATATGCTAAAGAAGTCCGCCTTGCCAGACTCGCATCGACTGAGAATCAAGAAAAGATTCAGGCGATGAAGAAGTCACTTGATGGACTGATGGAGCAAAAAGGTTCCTTGAAAAAGGAAAACAATCAGCTTAAAGAAGCTGTCGTCTATTTAAAAAATAAATTAGATGAGGTAAATTTACAGAATGCTAAATTGCATTATGTAAATCGCACATTGAATAGCGTCTCACTGAATGAGCGGCAAAAAGACAAGATTGTCGAGTCTATTCAGAATTCTGACTCTATAGAAGAAGCGAAGGTAATTTTTGAGACCCTTCAAAGCGCAGTGGGCTCTTCAACGAAGCAGCCAAAATCACTAAGCGAAGCAATCGAAAGACCATCACTTTCTGCCCGTAGAACAAAGAGTTCAAATGATGGTCGCAATACTGCGGCTAAACAAAGATTTCAGCTTTTAGCTGGAATTGTTAAAGACTAGACTAATAATATACCTTAAAGGAGGATTCAAAAAATGTCTATTTTAGATAAATTAACAGAAGGCATTGTTGACAGAAACCTCAAGCAAGAAGGTGATGCCCTGCTCAATAAGTGGGAAAAAACTGGATTACTTGAGGGAATCGACAATGACAATAAGAGAAGCAGCATGGCTCGTCTTCTTGAAAACCAAGCAAAGCAGCTTCTGAAAGAAGCAGCAGGGACCGCAATGGCCCAAGGTGATGTGGAAGGTTTTGCTTCCGTCGCATTCCCACTTGTTCGCCGCGTGTTCGGTGGTCTCTTGGCCAACGACCTCGTTAGCGTTCAGCCGATGAGCTTGCCCTCGGGTCTCATCTTCTTCCTCGACTTCACCTTTGGTGGAATCAACGGTGACACACTGCGTGGCCCCGCTGGTGCCCTCGACGGCGATTCGATCTTCGGAGGAAACGTTGTGGCTAGCCAGATCACTGGTGGCGTGACACTTGACGATACCTATGGTTCGCAAGTTTTCGCACAAGAGAAAGGCTTCTACAACTTGGTTAATGGTTACTCTTCGCCAACCGGTTCGTCTGTGCTTGAGATTACTCTCCGCGCTTCTGGAACGGCTGGAACTGACTTGACTAGCAGAACCGAAACTAACCCAGCCATCTTCGATGGTAACTATGCTGACCTCGCTAAGATGACCCAGTATGACCCAGATCTCTCTGGTTCGTTTGTTCTTATCGGAACGGTTTCCAAGACCGACTCTGGCTTTAGCCAGTTCGATAGTGATAACCTTGTGACTCTCCACCACTCTGGTGGTGCTGGCGACCACAAGCTGGGCCTTGTCAAGCGACTCACTCGCGAAGACCCTGTTACCTCGACCAACTATGTTCTGGTCTGGGCACAAACTGGTTCTGTCACAACTGCTAACCAAAGTGCTTTGACCGAGGCAGTCAACCATGAGGGTAACGCACCTGCTGCTGCTCTTATCACGACTAACTTGGACTTCACGCATACTGTCAATGATAATTTCATTGCTTCCGATACTCTCGGTGCGTTGAAGGGTGCTTCGTCTTGGGGTCTTGAGGATAGCGTTGATATCCCCGAAATCGACATCAAGGTGGACAGCATCGCTGTTACAGCACAAACCAAGAAGCTGAAAGCTAAGTGGACTCCTGAGCTGGGGCAAGACCTCAATGCTTACCACAACCTTGACGCTGAGGTTGAGTTGACCTCGATTCTCTCCGAGCAAATTGCTCTTGAGATCGACCGCGAGATCATCGTTGATCTTGTGAAGGGTGCAACTGCTGGAACACTCTACTGGTCGCGTTCGCCGGGTCTCTTCGTGAACCGCGAGACTGGTGCAGAGGTTGGTGCATCTTCGGCTGCTCCTGACTTCACTGGCACTGTGTCCGAGTGGTATGAGACTTTGATCGAGACGATCAATGACGTGTCTGCTCGTATCCACCGCAAGACTCTCCGGGGCGGCGCTAACTTCGTGGTGTGTTCACCAGAAGTTGCTAACATCCTTGAGTTTACTGCTGGTTTCCGTGCAAGCGTCACCGCTGATGACAATCAAGGCACCATTGGTGCAGTGAATGTTGGCTCTCTCTCCAAGAAGTTCGACGTCTACGTCGATCCTTATTTCCCACGGAACGTGATCCTTGTTGGTCGTCGTGGAAATAGCTTCCTTGAGAGTGGCTATGTTTACGCTCCGTATGTGCCCCTGCAAGTCACACCGACTATCTTCGGTATCGAAGACTTCGTGCCCCGGAAGGGTGTCATGACTCGCTACGCGAAGAAGATGGTCCGTCCTGATATGTATGGTCTGGTTATCTGTCGTGGCCTTGTCGGCGAAGCTGGTGCAACCGCTTAATAGCTAACAAAATAGACTTTTAAAGTCTAACCCGCTCTCTTCGGAGGGCGGGTTTTTTATTATATATTGTTGCCTATCATTTGACCCCTGACTACTTATAGGTGACTTGAGAGTTTTCTTCGGGGTCGGGGCCACTGACCCTTAAAGATTTATAGCCGAAGTGGCTGGCTATTTATCGCGATTATGATCGGGTTATCGATAACTTAAATTAAAAGGAGAAATTAAAATGGGTAAAAGAATTGGCTTGGCTAGAATCCAAGCATTGTTAGAGAATTTGAAAAGAGAGATCGCTCTCGGAGCGGGCACATCCCTTGGTGGCTATAAGCGTATCGTAGAGGATATTACCGCAGCCACAACACTAGTTGAGGCAGACTCTGGAAAAGTGTTCACAATTGATGCAGACTCTGGCGCGTATGATATTACGCTCCCAGCTAATGCTACAACCGGATGGAATTGCACATTCCTTTATAAGGATGCACATGGTTCACAAGATATTGACATTGTGGCAGCTACTGCTGATACTATTGAAGGTATCCTCGTTGACGCTTCTCCAACCAACATGGGCACCGCTGACAAAATTACTTTTGTTGGTGGCACTGCGGTTGTCGGCGATACAGTCGATATTGTCTGCACTGATGGAACAACGTGGTATGCGAGAGCTTACTCAGGCGCGAATGGTGGAATTACAGCTACTGGCTGATAATTAAAAACCAAGCAAGTCTATCAAGCCCCCTTCCTTTATTGGTTGGGGGCTTTGTTTTATTTAAAACTAATTATTATAGCCCCCGGAGCAACAGTGAAAAACAATAATGAGATAAGTGATAATTTCATAAGAGAATACAAAAATCAATTCCCTGATGAATTTTGTGACAAACTGATTAATTTGATGGAAGAAAACCTCAAGATTGGAACAACACACAAGGGAGTATTAGGTAGAAACAAACTCAACGCACGCAAAAAAGACAGTTCTGATTTAGATTTGGCTTTTGGCGCCGGCATTCAAGGGGTGGACAAGCAGCTTTATCTTGACTTTGATTCTCATCTATTCGAACCAATTACCGATTATGCTAATTCTTATATAATAAATTCTGATGGCAAGACTGATTATATGACAGAGAATGATGTTCGACATGTTTTTAACCTACTACAGCCTGCCAAACTTAAAAAATATAGAGCCCCAGATCAAGGGTATCATGCATGGCACCAAGATTATGGAATACAACCAATCCAAGCTAGAAGGACGTTTGTTGCTATGGTTTATCTAAACGACGTGTTAGAGGGTGGAGAAACAGCATTTTATCATCAAAATATAGAAATCAAGCCACAAAAAGGTAAAATGGTGATTTTTCCTCCGTATTTTACTCATATGCACAGAGGAAATAGACCAATCTCAAACGATAAATATATATGTAATTTCTATCTGGGCATAAATCCAGACATATGATATGAGCCCCCCTCCCTTTATTGGTTTGGGGTTTCTTTTTTTTAGATACTATTTATTATAACCATTGGAGGTTATAATGGGAAAGAAAAGAAGAATCCTTAGAAGAGCTAAGTTTGCCGCACTTCGTAAACACAGCAAATTTAAAGGTCTCGTTAAAGCGAATCTGGCCCCAAGTCAAGAGGAAAAACCCAAAGAGTTCGTCGAGCCTGTTGTTTTAGAGAAAGTTGTAGAGTTGGTGGAACCACCAGTGGTAACCCCACCGGTCACACTAATAGAGAAACCAGAACCTAAACCAGAACCTAAGCTCAAGAAAACAAACACGAAGGTATCAGCTAAAAAAGCTCCCTCAACAAAGAAGCCTAGAACTCGACGATCATCGAAAAAGAAGGCAGCAACACAGTCTACTAGATAAATCCGGTTCTTTGTCTAGCGAGAAACTATTTAATATGAATAGGAGACTCTATGCATGGCGCTTCCCACCCTGTCACCATCATCTCAAACTAGCAGATCTGTATTAACAGTTACTGGTAGCACTGGCACGTTCCCAAATCAGGAAGGCACAGCAGCCGAGCTTGTGTCCTATCCCTATGCTATATACGCAGACGAGAGTTCGCCTTTATATGATACTAACTTTGTGTCTGGTGCGTCTGATCAGGTAAGTTACACCTTCAAAATGCTTGGAGGAGATGTCCTTGATGTCGAGCTTAAGCCAGCCGCCGTGTATGCTCATTATGAACTAGCTTGTTTAGAGTATTCATACCATATTAATACACATCAAGCTAAGAATGTTTTAGCTAATCTACTTGGCATGACCACCGGGACGTTTGATCACGATGGTCATATGACAAATAGTGGTTCGGTCGGCACCAATATAAACTTAAAATATCCACGATACGAGTTCAGGTATGCTAGAAGGTTTGCAGATGGTGCTGCACAGGAGGCTGGCTTTGGTGGGTCTCTTACTGAATACTCGGCATCTTTTGATTTAGAAAGTGGGATTCAAGATTACGATTTGCAATCTATTATATCTAGCTCTGCCGCTGCTGGCGGAACAGATCAGTCTTCTGGGCATACGCCAGAGTATTCTGGACTTGTTGAAAACAAAAAAGTCCTGATCAGAAGGGTATTCTACAAAACACCACAATCAGCTTGGAGGTTCTATGGCTATTTTGGTGGTTTAAATGTTGTTGGTAACCTTAATGGCTACGGACAGTTTGCAGATGATACTACATTTGAGATCATCCCTACCTTCCACAATAAGCTGCAAGCCATGGCCTTCGAAGATCACTTATACACTAGGCTTTCACACTACTCATATGAAATAGAAAATAATAAACTTAGGATATTCCCAGCACCTGATGGAAGCCACCCCTCACATATGTGGGTAACGTTTACATTACAGAAAGATGGCTGGCAAGAGGATGATGACAGAACAACTGGAATCAACGGTATTAATAATATGAATACCTTGCCGTTTGATAATGTCCCATTCCAAAACATTAACGCAATAGGTAAGCAATGGATTCGCAGGTATGCTTTAGCCTTATCCAAAGAGACCCTAGCCCACATTAGAGGCAAGTTCTCTACAATACCTATTCCGGGTGAGTCTGTCACACTAAACGCCTCAGAGCTTATGTCACAGGCAAAGGAAGAACAGAATACTCTTAAGGAAGAGTTGAAGACTGTCTTGAATGAAATGACATACAAAGCACTAGCAGAACAGGAAGCGGCTATGGTAACGGCGTTAGATACTGTTCAACAAGAAATTCCTTTACTAATTTACCATGGGTAACTAATATATGGCCGATAATAAATGGACAAGACCAGATAATCCGCCTCCTCCACTTTTCCTCGGGAAAAAGGAGCGTGATCTTGTCAAGCAAGTTAACGACGAGCTTATAGAGAGAGTTATTGGCCAAACCATCGTATACTACCCGATCGACATAGACAGAACCGACTTCCATCCAGTGTATGGGGAAGCTATCCAAAAAACATTTTTGCCACCCGTCAGAGTGCATGCGTTAGTAGAATTTGAGGGCATCAATACCAGATATAGTGACAACATTGGCTTGGATAAAGATGCAAACATAAACGTTCACTTTCACAAACGTCGCCTAACCGAAGATCAAGACTTGTTTGTGCGTGAGGGTGACTTTGTTCAATATGGTAAAATATTATATGAGATTGTCACATTGGCCGAGCCACGACAGCTTTTTGGTCAAGTAGATCACTTGTTAGAAATCTCAGCGAAATGTATTAAGGCACGGGAGGGTTTGTTCGATGGCACCTAAAGATTATGATTTCGCCTTTTCTGAAATAAGAGATGTTGAAGGTAAGCTAAAAGAAGTTACCTTTATGCCGTCTACTTTGGAAACTATTGATATGGCATTGTTCGATTTTATCAATGATGGTTTGAATATTCACGCGAAAACCAACAAAGGATTCAAGAAAGCCCCTGTTATCTGGGTTTCATCCGAGCGCGCATTCCAAATTAAGAATGATAAGAATCTTAGAGATTCTACTGGCAAACTTATCCTGCCAATGGTTACGATTGAAAGGACCAGTATTGAGAAAGACCCAAACTTTAAGGGCACGTTCCAAGCACACATACCACAAAACTCTGGTTTAAAGAGGAATGTGGTTGCAGCAGCAAGAAGGATCAATCAAGAGAAAACATCTAATTTTGCTAATGCAGATGCTAGAAGATTAAATGGTGACATCACAAGAACAGACGGTATTGGCTTGGGGCAATCAAACTCACCAAGAGAAAACAAAAAGATCGTCACACAAACTATTGTGATGCCGCTCCCAAATTATATTACAGTTATGTATTCGGTGACACTTAAGTCGGAATATGTGCAACAGATAAATGATATGATCCAGCCGTTCATAACAAGAACAGGGAACATTAACAATTTCTTTATAAAGAGAGATGGACACAAATTTGAAGGCTTTGTTCAAAGTGACTATGGCCAGAACAATAACATCTCAAATTTAGGAGAAGAAGAAAGAACTTATGAAACAAAGGTTGATCTCAAAATATTAGGATATTTAATGGGAGAAGGCCCAAACGACGATAGACCAAAGCTTAGTATCACTGAAAATTTTGTTGAGGTTAAAGTGCCAAGAGAAAGAGTTATTGTTGGGGATGTTAGAGATTTTGTAGATGCGTCAGGTAAGTTCGTAAATTATAGAGAGTGAGGGGTTTTTTGGAAGCCCCAAGACTATTTATAAAGTGAAAAGCGCATTTTCGTCGAAATTAGGAGACTATGTAAATGGCAGAGAGAAACTTTAGATTTGCTTCACCCGGCGTTTTTATCGAGGAGATCGATAATTCGCAAGTCCCTCGTTTGCCCGAGGCTGTTGGCCCGACTGTTATCGGCAGAACAGAAAAAGGTCCGGGCCTGCTCCCGGTCAAAGTCACGTCGTTTTCGGACTTTGTTGAAACATTTGGCGAGCCCATCCCCGGTGTTGGTGGTTCTGACGACGTTTGGCGTCAGGGCAACTATTCCGCTCCGACGTATGCTGCTTACGCTGCACAAGCTTATTTAGCTGCTGGTGTTGGCCCTGTTAATGTTGTCCGCCTTATGGGCGCTCAAGACCCCGCTGCTTCTACCACAGGTAAGGCAGGTTGGGATACAACTAACACAGTCGCTCCGGTTGCCTCCGCAAACGGTGGAGCGTATGGTATTTGGATGATTCCATCTGGTGCATACAGTAGTTCTGTAGGATTTGAGACAGATGCCGGTTATGGTATCAATACGCCAACTGGCTCTTTGGCAGCTATCTTTTATGTTGATGCTGGTGCTGTTCGATTGTCTGGAACAGTAACGATGGCGGGGACCGATCCCCTCGCGTCTCCTCTAACTGCTGCTGCTGGAACCATGATTGATTCCGACGACGAAGGCAACTTCACACTTGAGGTAGTCAACTCTTCTAATTCGGTCGTGGAGAAGAAAACATTCAGTATGAATCGAGGCTCTGAGCGTTTCATTCGTAAAGTTTTTAACACTAATCCGCAGCGCGTCAACTCTGTCTCTGTTGGATCAACAAGTCAAGAAGTTTACTGGCTTGGTGAGACCTTCGAGAGAATGATCTCTGACAATATCGATAGTGTTCAAACCAAAAAGACTGCTTTCATCGCTTCGCTTTCTGACGCCAATGTGGACCGCGCCGACATGAGAGGCGAAGTCGCAGACGCATACACAGGCTGGTTCTTCGCACAGGACGCTGGTGGCGCCTTCCAAAGCTTTAACCCGCTTCTTCAAACTCGGCTGTTTAAGTTTGCTGGTATTAACAACTATGGTGAGTATCTAAACCGCGCTATTAAGATTGCTATTCTCGACATTAAGGGACCAAGAAGCAACGATAGTGATTATGGTTCTTTCACAGTTGGTGTTCGTAGAGCGACGGATTCAGATGCTAATCCAGAGTTCCTTGAGATATACACTAACTGTAACTTAAACCCGAACTCCGCGGATTATATTGCTAACAAGATTGGTGATAAGTTTGTCCAATTTGACAACGATAAAAAGCTTTATAGAGAATACGGTGATTACGAAAATAAATCTAAGTATGTTCGCGTTGTTTTAAACCCTGATATCGAGGCTGTTATTCAAGACAACCCTCAGCTTATTCCGTTTGGTCTTCTTGGACCACCCCGATTCAAAAGCTTCAACATTGCGTCTGGTTCTGCTGTTGTTCTTGATTCTGCGGTGACTGGTAACTCTGCTGGCGGTGCAGGTGCAGTGCATGCTAAACCATTCATCCGCGCTGGACAGGCTATCCCGTTCGCCTCGATTGAACATACTCCCTCTAGATTAAATCTTATTGATTGGCGTATGCCCGGTGCTACTGGCTCGTTTGAGTGGCCAAGGATCGCCACACGCGTTTCTGCTTCTGATAGTTTGGCTTCTGTCGCGACCGCTTACTTCGGTGTGGACACTGGTATCACAACTTCGGATGCAAGCTTCGATGCTGGCTATGTTGATTACCTCCGAGCGAAACCGCAAGCTATTTACTCAAACACTGACTCTTCTGACTTCGGCATTGGTCAGCTTAGTAATGATCATCTGGACTTCTCTTGGGCTGTCTCGCTTGATGATGTTGTATGCACAACGTCCTCGGCTGGCCTGATCGTCTCTGCATTCCACTTGTCTGGTTCACGGACCACACAGCGTTCTTGGACGTCACTGTCTGGAAACTCCAGCATGAACGCAGGTGGAACTTGGGAAGCACTTCTTGATAAAGGCATCAACCGTCTTGTGTCCCCAATGTTTGGTGGTTTCGATGGTTTCGACGTCACAGAGTCTGAGCCATTCCGAAATACTCGTCTGGATGATGCCTCTGAGGTAGAGGCAGATAACTATGCTTTCTACTCTGTTAAGAGAGCAATCGACACTGTTGCAGACAAAGAAAGAGTTGAAACAAACCTTGTTACAATGCCCGGTATTACGAATGAGTCGCTTACTTCGCGTCTTATCAATACCTGTGAGGCCCGCGGTGACGCTCTGGCGATTGTTGACCTTAAGGGAACCCACCAGCCTAGATACGAAGCTGCGGCTTCCAGCGTGTCCACTAGAGCGTCTGATGTCGATACTACGATTAGCAACCTTGTAAGTCGTAATATTAATTCCTCTTACGGTTGTGCTTATTATCCTTGGGTTGACATTCGGGATTCTCTGAAGGGTGTTAGAGTTCGTGTTCCGCCTTCGGTCGTAGCACTTGGAGTATTTGCCAATACAGAGCGCAGAAATGACCTGTGGTTCGCACCAGCCGGCTTTAATCGAGGCGGATTGACTGATGGAGCCGCTGGCTTGTCAGTTACAGGTGTTGAGCAGAGACTTACCTCTGACGATAGAGATAAACTGTATGAAAGAAACATTAACCCAATCGCTTCTTTCCCTGCCGAAGGTATTGTTATCTTTGGGCAGAAGACTCTTCAAACAACTCCAAGCGCGCTCGATAGAATTAATGTCCGAAGAATGTTGATCTTTGTCAAGCACGAAGTTACAAGAATCGCTAATACGCTTCTGTTTGACCCGAACATTGATATCACTTGGGCTCGATTCC